GCTTCACTTTGTCTATACCTAGTTCTAATACTTTTACGCCATTCAGCACCGGTTAGTATGAAAATTTATACCAAAACCACTACCCGGGTCATATTGAACGGAACGGAAATGCCGGTTATCAGCTGGAGCTGTCAGCTGGGCAGCGTCGGCAATATCGACAGCTTTGAGGTGACGACCAGCATTAAGTATCTGCAGAGTAAAGGTATTGATGTCTTCTCTAGCGTTAAAGACAATTTCGATTCCAGAATTCAGATTTATATTATCCAGGATGATAAGCAGAAATTAATCTTTAGCGGTATCGTAGACCAGGTCGAAGGGCTCTGGCATTCTGACCTGCTAGAAATCCGGGGCAGGGATTTGAGCGCCGTCCTTCGGGATGAGTTTCAGGCGCCATCCGATATGCAGTACAACAATCAGCCTATATCGGAAATTGTCAAGCAGATCGCCCAGAAGTACGGTCTAGGCACCGGTAAGATTACCGATACCGCACAGCTAGCAGGCACCCAGTATGATGCTTACCAATCTCAGGAATATACCTTTGCCGACCGCCCCAGGCCGTTCTGGCGCACCCTACAGTTGTTTGCCCAGGAGTGCGGCTTCGTTATGTTTGTTGACCAACAGGGCGACTTATTCTTCGGTAAACCAGGAAGCGGCGCTCAGCACACATATTACTGGCGTCCGACGCCGCAAAGCGCAGGCAAATCCGGTCCTGGCGGGCAGCCAGCTTGCCGGGAGCTAAATATCATAACTCAATACCGGCGATATAGCAACTTCACCGTTAATGTTTTCGCCACAGATCACAACAATAATAATCAGAAGGCGTTCGCACAGTCGATCGACGGCAAAGGCAACGGTGTGGTTTACAACCGTCATCCGTTCGGGCTAACCCCAGAGAACGCCCAGCAATATGCTGATGCCATCTTGGCAGATATGAAGAGGCGGGCAGTGACTATTAACGCAATGGTAGACGGCGATTCTACGGTTAATGTCAACGACCGGGTGACATTTATGGCTTCCAATCCTGGCGATCTCTTCAGCGTTAATAACCAGCAATTAACTGTAGCTGGTTTAACTCACAGCTTCGCAATGGCTACTTATGAGTCGGGCGAAGGCGGCGGTTTCTATACGCATATTGATGCCATCGGCGACGTTGACGCAGCAGGAGAAGGCTAATGCTACATCGCAACAGTGATGCCCGGGAGGCAATCAATCTGCATCTACAGGCTGCCGCCGAACAGACGCAGCAGCAGGTCTTTTTTCTGATGGCAAACGTCGCCGCTTATGACCCAGCGACTAATTCTATCAAAGCCGTCATTGCCAACTATACAAACGATAGCGAAGGGCAATGTATGCAGACCGGCTGGGTAAAGCTGAACACTCCCTGGAACGGTATGAACTTCGGTATGCAGGTTGGTCCCTATGGCGGGGGTACGATCGACAATCCTACCGGGGATGCAGAAGGCGGCGGAGAGCAGGAAGTATTTCCTGAGCAGGTTGTTCTATTGGTCATTGGCAGGGAGTCTACGTTCTATGTAGCCGGCGCTTTTCTCTTTAACAACATCCTCACCCCGCCGGGAAATGCCGAAACTTTAACAGATGACTTTGGTAATGTCCAGCGGACGCAATTTGTCAGCGGTGAATGTATTATCAGGCATTCTTCCGGGAGCTATATCTATTTGAAGCAAGACGGCAGCATTAATGTTGTAGCAAATACTTCGCCTCAGAAGCCGTTCAAAGAGCCGTCCGAAACCTCTCTGGAGCGGGATCTGCATATGGGCGTCATTGTTAATTCGGACGACCAGGTAGAAGAGCCGACCGACGTAACCGCTGGCATCCTGCTGGATTCCGTTATAGGCGTCCAAACGGGGTCCATCCCGGATGGCACTACTGCTACTAACGCTGTTGCTATTAATGCCGATACAACTGGCGGAATGGATATAACTTCCAGCATAGATATCCAGTCCAATCCAGTAACGGCTGACGATGGCGTTACCGGCACTTGTTCTTCCACTGTCAGCTCTATCGCTGTCGGTAAAGCATTAGACGCTACCGGCGAAGCCGATCTGGGCGCTAATGTCGAAGGCAAAGCTAATACCGACAATACTGCCAATGTTAAAGCGCAATCCAGCGGCGAAGGTATCAATACTTCAGCCGTTAATTTGCAGGCAAAATCAGACACCGGTTCGGATAACGGCGCCAACTTTGAGCTGTCTGCTATCTGCGCCGATGGCGGAACTAATGATTCCCTGGGGGAAATTACCGTAGGTGCTACTGGCGGGGAGAGCACTGCAGAGCTGGATATTACGTCTACGGCGGAAGATTCCGCCCTGCTGGATATAATTTGCGCTAGCGAAACACTGGCTACATTAGATATAGCCGCAACTGGCAGTGCAGATGCCAGCATCAATTTAGCGTCTGACGGAATGATTACCGCAGATGCAGCCACAATTATCACCATCACAGCCGGCGGGGATATAACCATTACATCGCCTGTCAGCGTTACTGTGTTGGCGCCCTTAGTAGACCTGGGTGATGGCGCAGGAACAAATGTACTGAACCAGGTATCTGCGGCTGTTTACAACGGCCACACCCACAACGACCCGCAGGGCGGCGTCACCGGTGCACCGAATCAGCCGATTACGCCAGCAGAATCAGCCCTCAATGTCTATGCCAGTTAAATAGGTCCCGGAATGAGTTCTACCTTTGTCCACTGTGCAACAGCATTGGGCCAATCGGATTCCGGGCAGTCGTTGACGACCGAAGTTTCATTGTATCAAATCATCTAAAATTAATAATAGGCAGAGGATTAATTTTGTGGCAGTTGTATCTGATCTATTTCAGGAATGGGGCGGCGATTTTGTTTTGACCGCTGGAGGCGACATCCAGATGGCATTCGACTGGGATTTAACCCGCCAATCCATTGAGCGCTTTATCCTAACCAGCCCGCAGGTAACGCAATTTAATGGCGATCCGGTAGCGGCTGACGACATCTTCGAACCAACCTATGGACTGGGCGCCCGCCTCAAAGTCGGTCAGCTATATAATTCCCAGACTGTCGATGAGATTAAGCAACTCTTATATCAAGGCATCTTGGCAAGCCCCAATGTCGATCAGTCGCAGCCGCCAATTATTACCTTCAGAAATCCCACACCGCAAACGCTCATCTTTACTGCCATTGTCTTTCTGCTGAATGGGCAGCAGGAAACTATCCAATTGTCATTGCCATAAATGCCGCTACAAACAAAAACCTTTCAACAATTTGTAAACGACTTTGTTAATCAATTCGCCACAGAGACGGGTATTTCCCCTGTTGTTGGTCCGGGTTCTCCCCTATACGGTTTAGCCGAAGCTAATGCCGGGATGGCAACATTCCTGCAGTTTGAAGCGCAGTACGATACTTTCTTCGCCCGCTCTACTACGTCAACAGGTCCAGACCTGGATAGCTGGATGGCGCAGTTCAACTTTCCCCGGCTGGGCGCTACCTTCGCCGAAGGACAAGTCACCCTCAGTATTGCTTCGCCGGCGTCAGTCATCCTGGTAGTTCCAGCCGCCGATCCCCTGACCGGGACAGGCGGAGTCATTGTTCAGTCGGTTGGCGGCGGTGACCAATACCAGCTAGTCGCCGATACCAATCAGCCAAATTACAACGCCGGACTGAACGCCTACGTTCTGGGCGTCGGACAGACTTCTATGACGGCAACCGCCATTGCCTTGGTCGCTGGCTCTGCCAGCAATGTCCTGGCAGGACAGCTCATTCAATTCGCCGGCAGTTCATTCGGTATTACGTCTGTAACTAACCTGGCGCCGATCGATAACGGAACCGATTCCGAATCGGATGAAGCGTACCGCAATCGCTTCATTCTCTTTATCAACAGCTTGTCTTAAGCTACATATCAGGCGATTCTGGAAGCCTGCCTGACAACCTTCGATAGCTTTACCTATACCCTAATAGCAAACACCAATCAATTTGGCCAGACAGTGAGAGGTTTCTTTACAGTCATCGCCAACAACCCCGGACAAGTAGTTAGTTCTGGGGAGCTGGATGTGCTGCAAACCGCTATTAATTTAGTCCGGGCGTTTACCATTGAATTCGCCGTCATTGCACCAACAATCCAGAAGCCGCCGATAGCTGCCAACATCTCTGTCGATAATCCGATTAACTTAACAGCTGCAGAAACAGCAGCCCAGACAGCGGTAATCGGACTGGTTAATAGCCTATTGCCTGGACAGAAATTGTATCTGACTAATCTGATTGACGCTATCGAAAACTCCAGCAGCTTCATTACTTCAGTTGAATTCAGCTCAGTCACAATTGACGGCATTCAATCAGACTTCACCCCGGATGATCAGTTCCACATTATCCAGGCAGATACCAGTACGGTCACCATTGCTGAATACCCGGGTTAAACTATGCCGGCAACTATCCTAGTCTATCCGCTATACGGCGCCACTGTAGATATCCCGCCAGGGAATGAAGAGTTTATCGTTACTACACCGACGCCAGCGGCAAATTATTTCTTCTTTGCGCAAACATCCGGTCCGATTACCTGCTGGCAGCGGAGCGTTGAGACTGATGCGTTTGTCGTTGGCTTTCAGGGACCAGTTGATCCCGGTACAACTTTAAACTATCTACTGGTCAATAAAAGCAGTACTGGCGTTGCACAACTAGTCATTAGCGCTGGGCAAACTTCCCGCACAATTGCTGTCGATCCGACCCGCTTCAGTATCTTTGTTATGCCCACTTGGAATACAACTGTCTGGCTGGAGCCAGCAGGATTTGACCAAACTACTGTCAACTTCAGCGGAGCCCCGGGAGTAGATTCTTTTATCTATTACTACATTGTTCCTATCGGGCGCCCGGGTGCTTTTACGGAGCCGATATTGTCTGGCGCTAAAACGGCAGCTATTGAATTGCTGTCGGGAACTAGCTTCATTCCGTTTGTGACGCCTTATTGGAATACGGCTATTGGCGTTACGCCTAACCCAGAAATCGAAACGCTCTTCCTGCAATTCTCCAACCCCGGACCATTCCCCGACAGCCAAGTAACCTTCTTTACTCAGTTTGTAGAGATTGCTCCGCCTGCGGCAATTGTTCCGACAGTACCGGACCAACAGCCATTCGAAATTGTCCCGCTGGATACAGATACCTTAGAAAAGCGACTGGCCGATTTATATCCAAACCATTGGCTTAATAGCGCAGCCAAGGAACCGGGCGGCGTTGCCTTCGCCCTGTTCTCTGCCTATGCTTCGCAGCTGGCTTTCATTATGCTGCAGTTGCATTACGCCTGGATGGCCGGCCGACTAGGCACCAGCCAGGGCGAACAGCTGGATCTATTTAGCCAAGACTATTTTGGAACCATCTTACCCCGATTGCCCGGAGAGAATGACGACCACTTCCGCACCCGCATACAGGCGCTTTTGTTCCAGCCAAAGGTAACCCGGGCGGCTATTGCTAATGCGATCGTCTTCTTTACCGGCGGAACTGTCAGGATGATTGAGCCCTGGAACCCGTCGGATACGGGCTACTACGGCATTACCGGCGCCAATCCACCGACGGTCGGCAGCTTTTATGATTACGATACAGAACAGGTTCCATCGCTATGGGGCGACCCTGGCTTGCGCTATCAGGGCTTCATTCAGATAGAACTGCCGCCGGCGCAGGGTAACAATTGCCCAATTTGGGGCTATGACGCAGGCGCTGGCTATGACCTGATCACTGGTATTGAGTGGGAAACATCCAACCAGTTTGCGCTACAGGAGCAAGTTGTTAATCAACTGATTAGCTATTTGATTGCGTTTGGTACAACCGCCTGGGTGAAATACGTTAGCGGCTTTGAAAATCCGTTTACATTCGGCGCTTCAATTGGTATCGCCACCGGGCTGTTTGAGGTGAAGATAAATACACCTAACCTAGCTGGATTGTATGGCTTTTTTGCGCAGCTATCCTTGCCAATTGCGGTATGGATACAGTCTATTCAGTTTGATAGCTTCACTCCCGACTTTCAGGTCCCTGTCTCTTCTGGTACGTTCCTCAACTATCTAGGGGTTGAATCGGGCAGTAGCGTTCTATCGGCGACCGATGCAACGCCGGGAAGCATCAGCCGGGATGTCACCGGCGATTTTGTTGCTAATAACCTGTTCGCTATGCCGACCTGGGATACGACTATTTATTACAGCAACCGTAGTAATACCGGTATAACGCTGAATTTCTCCAACCCGCCAGGGGTTGATTCGGCTATCAATTTGCTGACTGTACCGGTCAATCCGAACATTGGGATACAGGAAATTCAGGCTGATGCTACCGAATGGACTATTGTTCTAACATTGGCGGACCATAGGCATGTGCCGTTCGGTATGGTCAATTGGAACTCCGCTGTCGGGGTCATGCCGAACTTTGCCGACGGGACTGTAACGTTCATATTCTCCAACCCAGCGCCAAGCGATGGCTCCGGGGAGCTGCTGTTTACAAATGTGGATATACGGGATTTGGATTAAAATTAAGTAATCCATCAGAAAGGTAATTTAAATTGGACCGAAGCTTGATCTATGACCTTGAGCAAATTCGATCTTTCGATACGCTCTGGGCTTGGGAAGATTCGCTAATCGGCAGCGCCAATTATGCGCAGATGCTTCTGGGCTTAACCGGAACTTATTCGCAGAACATTAGCTGCACTGCGACTGTCCCGCCTAGCCTGAACATCAACTTCGGCGATGGCTTCATTATTCAATTGGCGCCCGTAGATGCAACAGCCTACGGTCCGCTGCCTGCCAATACCCAGCAAGTAATGCAGCTGGGCTATAACCAAATCACAACCAAATTAGTTAATACGGGCGACATACCTGTCGGGGATGCAAAGTGGGCGCTCATTTCTGTCGGCTTTAAGCAAATTGATGCCATCCGGGCGGGCGATCCAAATGGCGGCATTCTTCCGTACATTGATATCAACAATCCGACCCAGCCATTCTTTGGTCCTAATAATTCCGGAGTCCCGCAAAATACCGTCAGACAGGGTATTGCCGATATTCAATTGACCTATGGCGCTATTGCTCCCGGCGGATCGGAAGTCCCGCCAGCGGCTCCGCCTGGATATGTCGGCTTATTCCTGATCGACCTGGTACATGGTCAAACGACTATTACCAATACCGACATTCTGGTTGCTGGACCTGACGCTTATGCTGGCTACCCACAGGCGCCAATTCTGGCCGGTCTATTAAACAGTCATCACAGCGGAGCGACCGGGCAAGCACCGCAAATTATGTTGTCGGCTAATGATTTGCTAATCCCGCAAGAAGTACAGGGCTTTTTGCCAACCGCCAATATGGTTGCATCTTCCGGCGGAGGTGCTGTTAGCTGCTTCTATTCTGGAACTGGCAGCCCTAATGGCGTACATGCTGGCAATAACGATGTCAATGGCGCATCGGATATGTACTGGGACAACCTGGCTAAAGTTCTTTATGTTTGCGATACGACAGGAACTAGCACTACTGCCCATTGGACTTCGGTATCTGCAACAGCAACAATCACATCCAGCTTTACCCTACAGATCTTCACTGCTTCAGGTAGCTATACGCCAACGCCTGGAACCACTTTTATACGGGCAACAGCCGTTGGTGGCGGCGGTGGCGGAGCAGGTGGAATATCAAACTTCTCCGGCGGTAATGGCTCTGGTTCTGCCGGCGGTGGCGGCGGTGGAGCTGCCATTATGGGTATCATTAATATCTCATTACTGACAACACCAGTATCGGTCACAATCGGCACAGGCGGTGCTGCTGCTGCGCCAGGCGGTTCTGGTGGAGGTGGTGGAACGACTTACTTCGGCAGCTATTTATTCGCTAGCGGCGGAGGGGGCGGAACGCCCACCAGCGGCGTATCACCTGGCAGCGGTGGCGGATCAGGCAGTGCAGGAGCTGGAGCAGGCATTTTTGCTATTGGCATATCGGGCAGCTGCGGCGGGTCTGGAGCTTTTAGCGCTGGCGGAGTAGGCGGAGGTACTGCAGTGGGCGGCGGTGGCAGAGGCTCTGGCAACGCTAGCTTCATTGGTGGAGCAGGCGGAGTTTGGGGTGGTGGCGGTGGCGGCGGAGCTTCATTGAACTTTGGCGGTACTGCTGCGACCGGAGGTGCGGGTGCACAGGGCATACTCATCATAGAAGAATTCCAGGGACCAGCATAATGAAAATAGCAGCCGAACTAAAGAATGGAACTATTGTTAACCTATCCCATTGGGATGGCGAAATTCGGGCAGGCTTAGTTGACGTAACTGACGCAAAGCCGCCGGCAAAAATAGGCGACAAAGTTGTCAAAGGTAAAGTAGTTCCGCAGCCGGAAGTCAATCTGAATGTCGATATGTACACAGAGCTAATGAATGTCCAATGCAATGGCTTCGCACTGCATCGCCTGAAAGATCTCTCTCAGCGCTATCAAAACGATAGCGATCCAATATTTCTTCTGACTGATGCAGGCGAAGTGCAATCTTTATCTAAGGAGCGCCTAGGTAAAGTCATTGCAGATTTATTGCGGCAAGAGCAGGAAATATTGAAGCGATATGCGTAAATTTTTAGCACTACTTCTCACATTTACTGTGGCAATTACGGCAGCGGTGGCCCAATCGGGCATCTATGTTCGCCCAAATGACTCCACCCTGACATCGCCAGTTACATTTGGTACTTGGCTATTCAACAGTTCCAATGGTCAGGTCTACGTCTATAACGGGACTATCTTTGAGCAAATTACGCCGCCACATGCTGCATTTGCTGCAACAGTAGATCCGACTATCACCGATGATGAAACTCAGGGCTATACGCCCGGCTCATTCTGGCTCAACCTGAATGGCGGGCGCTTATTCAATTGCGCCGATGCTACTACTGGCGCAGCACTGTGGGTGCTGGTTAGCGAAGATTCTTACAACGCCGCCAATCTACCAACTCTTTTAGCTTCGGCTTTGGTAACTGGCGATTTTGCCAGCGATGCTTTACTGCCCGCTGTCCCTGGCAGCCCGACGTTCACCCTGACATTACCGGCTGGTATCGCATATGTCAATGGCAGCCAAGTGCATGTCGCCAGCTCTTCCAATGCCTATACAGCTAGTAGCTGGACATATGACTTTGTGCTGGCTAATGGCAACATTCAGCACTACACCCAAAGCATAGGCACATTACCGCCAACGGTTGCCAATAGCGTCTTAGCTTATCGGGTAGAGACTGATGGCAGCACTGTAACCGCAGTGACGCCCTGGTATGCAGTGCCACCGGTGCTGCGGAACTATATGATTACTCCGCCCGGTACGGCTGGATTAGTTCTGCAAAGCGATTCTTTGGCACCGCTGGGACTTTCTTATGGACTACTGCAGCCGACTTCTATAGACGGCACAGGCGCCGCAACTGGACAGGCGCTCATCTTCAATGGGTCTAATTATGCCCCTGGCTCTGTTTCTGTTTCCGGCGGCGGCACAGGCTTAACTAGCTTCGGCACTGCTAACCAAGTTATTGGCATGAATAATGCCGCTGCTGCAACCGAATGGAAATCCATTGTAGCCGGTCCAAACGTTACTGTCACCAATTCCCCGGGGCAAATAGAAATTTCCGCTTCCGGCGGTGGTGGGAGCGCTAGCGCTTGGCGGCAAGATGGTCGGCTTACCTTAGTTAGCGGACAGCCATATGCCCAGTCAACCGCTGCTTCAACGCTATATTTTACGCCCGATCCTGCGCATGGCAATTTGATTACATACTGGGATGGCGCAGCCGAACAGACAATTCCGTTCAGCGAAATCTCCT